CGGTACATTTTTGCCATGGCACCAACGATTCAAGTCCCTCATAGTCCACGAAGAACGACTTGTAAACTTTTTCTTGTTTTTAATCTTTTTTGATAGCCATTTTGAAAAGTTTGTCATTATTCCTCCTCTAAGTCGATAATGGGCACAGCAAGGATATCATTCAATGTTTCGTTCGCAATCTTAATTTGTTCTATCAACTGATTGACAGAAATTTGTGAGTTGTCGATTTGTACCTCTATGAGAGGCTCTTGGCGTGATGTGTAGTTGTGCCTTCGCTCAAGTATCCACGCAGACGCTTGCCAATTACCTTCTTTAGCTGTCTTTTGAATAATGGCTAAGTTTGCCAATGCTCCCTTGCTCTCCGCCTTTTTTACTGACTTCAGAAACTCATTATATATACCCGTCTCTTCGTCTCTCCCACGTGACATCCACGCATGAAAAGTTGTCTCAGATATTCCGGCGTACTGGGCGGACAACTTGTATGTCATGCCGAGTTCTATCGCCTGACAAATGAGTGCTTGTATTTCTGTATTGAGTTTAGTTCGTCTTGCCATTTATATGTCTCACTATGAATTTTGCTACGTCCTCTGGAGGATTAATCGTCGTATCATAAGTATAAGCTATGGGGAACATGTTTACAAAATTTCTCACCTTCGTTTTTCTAGTCTTAAGCCATGTTCTATCTTGTACTCCTCTTTTCTCTTGTCTATCATTCAATACAACGTCGTCACAATGAAGCAACAAACAAGTTATGTCAGTATGTAAACTTTTCATTTGCTCAAGTATTTTACGATAAGAAAACCTGTCGCCATCGAAGATTGTACACTTGTATTTTTTTGAAGGGTATATGTTATCTCGCCAGTAATCAAAGTTTTTTTGTGCTCCGTTGAACGGGACTGTATCTGACCCATCATATGTTTTTCCGGTATAGTGGCCAGTAAACACAATGTCGTTTTTCACGCTAAATTTGATTGATTTTTCGGGCATCATTAAATTTGTATATGAGTTGCCTAAGATACATCTTATTGCCGAAGTTTTGCCCGATGCTGGCTCTCCAACTACAAATATAATCTTGTGTTTACTTTTCATAATTCTCTCGCTCGTTGAAGTTCTTTTTCAATAGATAAGCATTTCGTAAGTCTCTCACGTACATATGCGACAACTGAGATTCTATTCCAATCTTTGTATATCTCGCCAACGCCCGAACCTTTGGTATTCCCGTGTAATAGATGAGGGTTAAACAATATTTGATCTCTATCTCTTATTTTCAACAATGCCCCATACTCGGGAATGCACAAGTCCCAGTTCACACATTTGCCCTTCATAAATACACACATAGAACCTAGCCCATCTTTGAAGTCCCCAGTATCACGGTGATATGCTCCGGCCACAGATAGATTGACTGCGACTGTCGTGTATACAGTGTTTGGTATGTGATAGTCGGGATGAATCGTGTTCACATATTTTTTTTGAATATCCCATTTGTCGGGCGAATGTTTTTTGAACACATCTGACATCTCTTGTAGTAAACCTTCAACTCTCCCCCAAGCACGGGGATTGTCTCTTGTCCACTTTACTCTCCGGCATACAGGTATTCTTCCCCCTTGTCTCTCAAAAAACCCTCCTGTATACGAATGTAAAGGAACGGCATAACTACTACCCTCTTTGCCATACAAGTTTGCTCTTTCTATACCCGAATATGCTCCCCTGTTGCGGAGGCCTCTACCTTTTTTAGCTGTCATTAATGCTGGGTATGACTTAATTGCTGTGTCCATTGTAATCGCTTTTTTGATAAGAGCAAGCACAAGCTCGCCATTATCTGAATCATATACAAGCGTGTTGTCGTCTATAACAATATCGTAGTCATTCCTCTGACAGTGCCGGAGATGAAACGACTTGTCATTCACTTTCTTCTTCGGTAATTTTATAATATTCATTCTTTAGTAGCTCCAAAATAATCTCACTATTTGTCCCCTCTATAACGGAAGAAACTTTTTGTATGTAATCTCTAAATAAGTTATTTTCGTCTTCGTTATACCAAAGTACAATCTGAACAATTTCTCCAGCACGACCTTGCGGATTGACGACACCGTGGGGCGATTCATCATCATCTATCACAAAATCATCAGAATAATTAGTATTTTCATTTATCAACAAATCAAGTTCGTCACTTGAAAATCCTGTGTGCTGAAGGTCGTCTTGCGATAGTTCACTTATTATTTCTCTCAGTTTGTCATCGTCCCATGTACTACTCTCTTGTATCTTATTGTCGGCAATTGCCAGTAGTTGAGCATCAGTAGGTGATAAGTCCATATAGCGCACAGGTACGACAGATAGGCCAAGTTGCTTACTAGCTAAATACCTAGTATGCCCAGCAATGATTGTATTGTCTTCTTTTCTGACGATTATTGGCGATGCAAAGCCGAATCTTTGAATACTGTTCGCAACTTTATTGACAGTTGCCGAATTATTTCT